GATTCAATGATTATACATTTTGGTTGTTATCCTGCAAACCTAAATAAATTAGAATCATCATTTACAAGACCATCAGATATAGCAAACTTAGATTATTACGAAGTGTATTCAAGTAATGCAAGTGGCTCAAGTCAATATAGCAAAAAGTATAGATTTAACATAATTGAAAGGTGTGATAAATACGATACACAAAGATTTGCTTACATTAATAATTTTGGGGTGTGGGAATACATTACATTTAACAAAAAACGTACAGATAGAATAAGTAATAATAAAACAGAAATCAAATCATCAGTATATAATTATCAATTAGAATATGCTAATGTAGGTGCTGGTTATAATGAACAACCATTTGTACCGGGTGTATCGCACGAATCACGTAGGGTAACATCTACTAATGCGAAACAAAGCTTTACAATCAATACTGGGTTTTTGCAAGATTATGAAATAGAGCAAGTTAGGGATATGTTTTTAAGTTCATCAATTAATTATATAAATACTGATGGTACTGCCTTATCTGTTATATTAACAAACAGAAACATAGATGAAGTAGTTGTTTCACATAATTATGAACAGACAGAATATAGGCTTACATTTGAGTATTCAATTGAAACGTACAACCCAATACTATTATAGATGGCTTATCAACTATTTGCAAGAGGTAAAGAAAGAACTGATACAAGTGGTTCACTTATAACTAATGTAAACCAATATTCAAACAATGGTAATTCAAACATTGTATTAAGTAATTTATCTACATCCGGTTATACTGCAACCTTAACAAGTGGTTCAAATAATAGCAAAACATATATTACAATAAATGGTTTAAGTGTAGGGCAGGAATATAATTTAGATTTTGTAGCTACCGGTACTTTTTCATTATTTTATTATATCAATACACAAGGTGTAAGCAACCCTTTTACATTAGGTGGTTACACTGCTTATGGTGCATCGCCTTTTACAGTTAGCAATAATTTTGTAGCAACAGAAACAACGGCACAAATTGTAATATTCTTTAATGGTTTTAAAGCTGGTGGTTCTACTTATACAATATCAAACTTATCTGTACCGGGTGGAGAAGTTGGTTTTAATGGAGTAACAGAATTAGATGTTATAAAAGGAAGCCCATTTACATTAGACTTTAACTTTAAAGATATAAAAGACTTAAAATCGAAGGGTTCACATTCCTATAATTTTAGACTTGCATCATCGCCAGCTAACGACCAATTTTTTGGCTCTTATTTTAAAGTAGGTTCTTACTATTCTGATGATAATTTTAGTTTTAATCCTTTTGGTATGGCTGAATGTTGGGTACTTAAAGATACATTAGAGGTATTCAAAGGTAACCTACAATTAACTAATATTTATTTAAAGGATAAAGCAAAGTACGAATACGAATGTATATTATATAGTTCAGAAGTAAGTTTCTTAGATTTAATAAAAGGTGTCAAATTTAGTGATTTAAATTACTCATCTTGGAATCACGAAGCAACTGCAAGTAATGTATATAATTCCTACAATAGTAATTCTATTGATGGTGGTAATATTGTATATAGTTTATGGGATTATGGTATAGGACACGCATCGAATGAATACGTTAATTACTTTCAGCAACCGGGTAGTGGAATATTATCTTGGACTTCTAATTCATTTAATATAAATAACCTAAGACCACAAGTAAAATTAAAAGCTTTAATAGATTTAGTATTTGCATCAACTGGTTATTCTTATGATTCTAATTTTTTTGATAGTGCTGAGTTTCAAAAAATATATATGGATTTAAACTATAACAAATCTGAATCATTATCAACATCAATAACAAATAGCACATTTAATTCAGCAGTACAAAATACAAGTAACCAAACAATCGGTAACAATGTAATGTACTTACCATCAAGAAATGTAAACTTTCCAAATGAAATATCTGATGTTAGTTCACAATGGAGTGCAACAAATAATTCTTGGACTTGTCTAAGTGATGGTTTTTATACAATAAAAATATCCGGAACTATAACACCAAATGCAACACCAGCAGTAACAACAGAAAACGTAGCTTTTCAACTATGGGATAATTGGGACGGTGTAGTTAGTGCAAATCTTAATTTTGATATTGAAGAATGGTTTACACCATTAAGCGTAAGTTCTGCAACAGATTTTTCACAATCTGTAACTTTTTACAGAAGTGCGAACCCATCAGTATTAAAACATCTTAGAGTAGCTTTATGGGCTGGTGTAAGTGCTAACAATGATATTACCTATACACTAAGTAATATGAAGTTAGAAATTATTGCTGAAAATATTGATAATGATACATCAAACTTAGTATTTATAAATAATCTTTTCGGTTCACTATCAATTGAGCAATGGTGGAAATCTATTTTGACGAAGTTTAATCTTGTAACAGTACCAAACAAACAAGACCCAAAACAACTAAAAATAGAACCATATAATGATTATGCTGATACCGGTAATACTTATGATTGGTCTGACAAGGTAGATTACAAAAAAGATGTACAGATAATACCACCTACAAAATATTGTGGTAAGCAAGTTAAGTTTAAAGATGCACCATCTAACGATTATATGTATCAGTCATATAAGGCAAATCCTTTCAATGAAGAAGAACCAACGTTTGGAGAATACATTGAAGCTGGTATAAGGAATCAATTTGCAGATAAAGACACAGAGTTTACAACTATATTTTCGCCTACAATAAATTATCCATTAAATAATTCAGTATTTGATTTAGGAGTTTATTCTTGTGCTATTTGGAATGTAAATGAAGATGGTATTAAAAAGAACACCGGTGGTATAAGGTTATCATTCTTTCACGGAGTTAAGCCTTTACCAAATAGCTTTGCTTACAAGTTACAAGTAGGAACTGCTATTGGTGGAACTACATATACAAATTATCCATTCTTTAGTGCTTATTCACAAAAAGACTTTACTGATGGTTCTGATGTTTGGACAATAAATTGGAAAGAAACATTACAATCTGCACCACAATCTTGGGATGCATTGCCGTCATTTGGTACGGCTCGTAAATATTGGAGTGATTATGTATTAGATAACTTCAATGTAAATAGTAGAATGTTGTCAGCAAGTATAAGATTGACACCAACAGATATTGCAGATTTTTCTTTTGCTGATACCATTCAGTTAATGGGTCAAAATTATAGGATAAATTCTATTAAGGGATACCCAGTATCATCAAATGGTAATAGTAAAGTTGAATTGTTGTTAGTTAATAAAAGCGTATTTGTACCAACTAACCCAATAAATTCAAATGGTGGTATTGTTGCTGGAGATAATCAAATAGAATGCGATTGGATTTATCATAGTCAAGCTGCATATACACAAATACTTTTATTTACAACATCTACTGATTCAACACCTACACCAAACATACCACAAGATTGTTGCACTGCATTAGGGTATAGCTGGTTAGAATATCCAAATTCAGTAAATGGATATTATTGTTTTGAAACTGAGTTTCCCGATTTACCCGATACACCAATTAGTGAACTTAGGCGAGATGGTAATTATACTAATGACAATACTAATAAGTTGCAAGGGCAATCTAATATAGTCAGAGGTGTAAGAAATAGTGCAGTAGGAATACAAAATCAAGTTTTAGATAGTTCATTCGACAATAGAATAGAGGGTAGCTTTAATAAAGTGTACAGAAATGTTGATAGTAGCATTGTATATGGTAACTATAATGAAATTGTAACACATCAATATCAAAGTCAAATATATGATGAGGGGGTGCAATTTTTTAATGAAATAAAAGGTGGTCGTATATCGGGTGATTATGGTAAACTACAAATTACCGGTGATAACATTTTAGCAAATGGTAATTCTACCCTTACTTTAGGTTCACAACAAAAGGGTGATTTTATTTTACAAGGAGTACACCCAGCACAAGTGAGTATATTACTTGGACAATATGGTGTATTTACAATTGATGATAATTGTAATTCTGTTGCAAATAGAAATGGAATAAGATTTGCCGGTAAATCAAACATTACTTTAAATTTAGAATTAACCGGTATTATACAATTATCAGATAATGAAACGTATAATAAAAAAGCTATTATTAGGCAGACAGTTCTAATATCAAATTATACAAATCCACAGATTATATATAGCAATGTAGATTTTGAAGAAATAGATTCTGCATTTGGTTCAACTACTTTAGAATGTTATTCAATGAGTAAACCACCTTACGTAAAGGGTGATGGTTTTGTAGCTTTCAGAATATACTCAGCTGGTAGGAGGTCAGATAATATTAATTGGACACTAAGTGTTAAATATGATACTACACCTTTAACAGATACATCAACACCATCTATACAGAACCCAAGAAGTTTAAGTGGAAATGTATTGTGGTTAGATGCGTCAAATCAAACAAGCATTTTATTATCAAGCACGGCAGTTACAGAATGGCGAGATTTATCCGGTAATACTAATACATTCACACAAAGTAGTTCATCATTTAAACCAACATACAAACTAGATGATTGGCAAAGACCACATTTAGATTTTGATGGTACATCTTCAAACCTAAATTCAACATCATCACAATTATTAGGTTTAGGTAGCAGTAATAATACATTTATTGTAGCATATAAATCAGATACTACAACATCTGAAAGTCAAGGTCAAACATTAATGGGTATAAACGATGGTTTAACTACTCAAAGAATAGGGCTTAGAATTAATGCAAGTGGTAATGGTGGTGCTGGTAGTGATAGTTTAGCATTTTCATCACAAAACTTTTCGGGTAATTCTAATTCTTGCAATATAAGTTCTGCCGGTGTAACTAATTTAAGTATTGGAATAGGAACAAGGAATGGTTCAAACATAAAAGTTTATGATGGTAATGGTAATACAGATACCAATACACTTGGTCAAGATGATACATCACTTAATTATTTTACAGTTGGTGCATCAACTATAACTGGTATAGGAGATACAAACGAATTTAATGGTAGAATATACGAATGTATAGCCTATGATAGAGCATTAACAGATGCAGAAGTAAATCAAGTAATTCAATACCTTAAAAACAAATGGAGTATAATTTAACAGACACAGAAGTTAAAAATATAGATGTTGATTTTATATTTAAACTTGACACATTAGAGAATCATTTAGAAGAATGCACATCTATTATACCATCAATATTAGATGCTTTACCGGACTTTAAATATTTATATAAACCAAATAACATAAAAGATTATTATAGTCGAATGAAGCGTAATTATGAATCTAAAAAAAGTGCTTGGATGCACAGAGAAATGCTATGGCAGAAAAAATAATATTTGATTTTGATTTTGGTGGTAACACCGAAGAAACAACTGAAGAATTAAATTCATTAAAAGAAGAATTAGAGGGTGTAAAAGGCGAATTATCTGCGATAAAAAAATCTCAAAAAGGAACTGAAAAAGCATTAGGTGGAATAGCCAAAGGTTTTAAGGGTGTAGGTTTAGCAATGAAAGCTGCCGGAATTGGTTTAATAATTGATGCATTTAATTTTCTTAAGGATATTGTAATGCAAAACCAAAAAGTTGTAGATGCCTTAAGTATAGCTACAACAACTTTATCTATTGTATTTAATGAGGTGGGTTCTGTTATTGGGGATTTAGTTGATACATTGAAAAGCCCTAAAAAAGCGTTACAAGATTTACAAGATAAGTTTGAAGAATTTAAAACTTATATAAGTGAAAAATTTAGTGGAGTCGGTACTTTGTTGAGTGGTATTTTCACCGGAAACTTTGGTCTTATTAAAGCTGGTTTTGAGCAGTTAAAGGTAGGTGTTACACAAATAGCTGATGATGTTACTGATGTTTTAGATGTTGTAGCTGACAAAGGTAAAAAGGCATTCAATCAAGCAACAGAAATACAAAACCTAAGAAATGAAGTAAAGCTTTTAGAAGCTGAACAAAGAAAACTAAATTTTACATATCTTAATGAGCAAGAATTACAAAGGCAAATAAGAGATGATGTGACAAAAACATTTGAAGAAAGAATAGAAGCGAATGATAAATTAGCAGAAAGTTTAAACAAGCAATTTGAAGATGAAAAAGCTATATTAGATGAAAAGTTAAGGTTAGCTAAATTAGAATCAGAAGCTAATAAAGACAATATAGATTTACAAGCTGCCGTAATTGAACAAGAAGCTGAATTAGCAGATTTACAAGAACGTATAAATGGCTTTAGGTCTGAACAGATAGTTAATAGAGTAGCATTAGAAAAAGAATCAAAAGAAGCTTTAGATGAATTAAAATTAGCTGAGTTAGACGAAAAAGAATTAGAGTTTGAAGCACTAAGGCAAGAGTACGAAGCAAAGTTAGAATTGGCAAGACTAGCTGGTGCAGATACAGAAGCAATAGAAGAACAATACTTACTGAATAAGAAAGCACTACAAGATAAATTTACGCAAGAAGAAATAGATGCGACAAAGAAAAAAAATGATGAATTAAAAAAGGAGAACAATAAAAAGAACAAAGCATTAGAATTATCAGATAAGGCAAGGAGACAAGCCGTAAATAATGGTATTCAAATGTTAGAATCTTTATTTGCAGGAAACGAAAAAGCAGAAAAAGCATTTGCATTAGCTAAAATAGGTGTTGATACTGCAAAAGCAATTTCAAGTTTAACTGCTAATTCAGAAGCAAATCCAGCTAACGCAGTTACATTTGGTGGTGCAGGAATTATACAATTTGCTACTGGTTTGATTCGCATATTTGGAAATATTGCATCAGCTAAAAAGATACTGAATAGTAAAGGTAAATCAACACCAAGTGCATCAGCAAGTGGTGGAGGTTCAAGAGGTGGTTCAACAATACCATCAGCTAATACAGTACCACAGATAGATACATCAGCTATGTTTGATTTATCATCAAGTACATCAATATTCAGTCAGCAACCTATACAAGCGTATGTAGTACAACAAGATGTTGAAGACCAAAACGAAATATCAAATCAAATCCAAAATAGAGCAACACTTTAAACACTAAAAAAATGACAAAAATAGTAGAACTTATTATTGATGAAAATAGCGAAGAAAACAAAGATGGTGTTTTTGCTATTAGCTTAGTAGAATCGCCAGCAATGGAATCAGATTTTATAGCCTTATCAAAAGAAGATAAAAAGGTAGAGGTACAATTTGCAACACAAGACAAAGAGAAGCAACTTTTAACTGGTGCAGTTCTTATACCAAATAAACAGATATTAAGAATAGATAAGGAAACTGGTGCAGATTATTATGTTTACTTCTCTAAAGACACAATAAGACAAGCTAGTGAATTGTTTATGATGAACAATTACCAATCAAATCACACTATCCATCACAAAAGTGAATTAAAGCATTTAACAGTGGTTGAAAGTTGGATAAAGGATAACCCAATAGACAAATCAGTTAAATATGGTTTTGAAAAGTTACCGGAGGGTACTTGGTTTGTATCTGTAAAAGTGAATGACAAATCTGTATGGGATGATTATGTAAAGACTGGCAAGGTAAAAGGCTTTTCAATAGAGGGATATTTCACAGATAAGATGGAGTTAAGCGAAGATGAAAAAACCTTAAATAAAATAAAAGAGATAATTAGAAAAGGTTAAATACTAACTTTTGTTAATTTCAATCTTCGTATTTACGAACAATAACTAATTTTTTAAAATGGCAAACCAAAAAAACGTACTGAATAGCATTCGCACATTGCTTGGTATGGAGTCAGAATTAGAAATGCTTGCAGAAGCAATTTTAGAAGATGGCACTAAGATAGCAACAGATAGCGAACAATTCGCAGAGGGTTCACTGGCTTTTGTTGTTTCAGAAGATGGAGAAAAAATGCCTTTACCATCGGGTTCATATGCTACACAAGATGGTGTATCTATGGAAGTTGTAGATGGCGAAGTTGTTTCTATATCTAAAGAAGAAGCAGTAGAAGAAGCAAAATCAGAGGACAAAAAAGAAGATGAAGAAGAAATGTCTTCTGAAATTGACTTGTCTGCATATGCTACTAAAGAACAACTTGTAGAGGCACTTAGTTCTTTACACACAGAACTATCCGAAATGATTTCAAAGGTTGTTTCAGAAAATGAATCTTTAAAAGAAGATTTAGAAAAAGTATCTAAAATGTCGGCTGAGAAACCGGTAACACACAATCAAACAAATCTTTCAACAGAAGAAGTATCTTACAATACTGGAAACAGAGCATTAGATATGATTCTAAAATTAAAAAACGCAAACTAATGAACAAAAACTATAAATTTAAATCAGCAAAGTTTGAATTAGCTTCTAATATAGAAGTTGCACAAAATTCATATGCCGGTGTATTATCTTTACCTTATTTAGCACCAGCAGTAAAATTAGCTGATTCTGTTGCTAATGGATATGTAACAGAGTTAGATGGTATTACTCAGAAAGCAGTAGTAAATACTCTAACACCGGGTACAATGATTAAGGCTGCCGGATGTGATTGGAATGACGACCCAACACGATTAACATTAGGCGAATCAGTTCTTGAAGTTACTGACTTAATGGTAAATGAAAGAGTGTGTCGTAAAACAATATACCCAACTTGGGTTGGTGCAGGATTTAGTGGTCGTAATGGTGCTATACCAGCTGACTTTGCTTCATTCTTAGTAAGTACGGTTGCTAATAAAACGGCAGAAGAAGTAGAAGATAGAATTTGGAAAGGTGGTGCATCACCAACATTCAAAGGATTCTTATCTAATGATGGAGTATTTGATAGAGCAGGTTTAGCAGCTGGTCAAAT